AATGGACACCGGAATTGGGGCAAGACCTCCAAGCCTACCATAACCTTGATGCTGAAGTTGAGTTGACTGGTATTCTCTCTGAGCAGATTGCTCTAGAGATCGATCAGGAGATTCTCAACGATCTCGTTCAGGGTGCAACTGCTGGCACGCTCTACTGGAGTCGTCGCCCCGGTCAGTTCCTTGATCCAGAGGCTGGAACTAGCATTACTAGTGCCACAGCGCCTCCGGATTTCACCGGAACTGTTTCCGAGTGGTATGAGACTCTTTGTGAGACGATCAATGACGTTTCTGCACGCATTCACCGCAAGACTCTTCGCGGTGGTGCCAACTTCCTTGTTTGTGGACCAGAGGTTGCAAACATTCTTGAGTTCACCAGTGGGTTCCGCGCAAGTGTAACCGCTGATGATGACAAGGGTACGGTTGGTGCTGTTAACGCTGGTTCTATCAGCAAGAAATGGGATGTTTGGGTTGACCCATACTTCCCTCGTAACGTGGTCCTTGTTGGACGTAAGGGTGGTAGCTTCCTTGAGAGTGGCTATGTATATGCTCCTTATGTTCCTCTTCAGGTGACTCCGACTATCTTTGGTACCGAAGACTTCCTGCCTCGCAAGGGCGTGATGACTCGTTATGCTAAGAAGATGGTGCGTCCGGACATGTATGGTCTGGTCGTTGTTCGCGATCTTGTTGGTTAATAACTGAGTTATTGCTTTTAATCGCAAAGCCCCGTGTTAGTTTCGACTGGCACGGGGCTTTTCTTTTGTCCGAAAACTAATTACTCTCGGAGGATTCTCATATCATGGCTACACCAACTTTAACCCCCGCATCCCGCACGAGCGTATCGAAATTATCGATCACCGGGAGCACCGCCGATGTCGCTGCAAACTTACCGTTAGGAGTATATGCTTCGTCGGCACCATTCGTATCTGGGGCGTCTGATCAGGTTGCTTACGTGTTCAAAAAACTCGGCGGCGATATTCTCGATATTGAAATTACAGATGGACAGGTGTATGCAGCATATGAAGAGGCAACATTAGAATATTCTTATTTGGTCAACGTGCACCAAGCAAAAAACATTCTTGGTAATGTTCTCGGCGGCACCACAGGTTCGTTTGACGAAGACGGACAACTGACCAATGGTCATGCACTAGAAGGCAAAAATGTTAATCTTCGACTTCCAAGATTCGACTTCGCGTACGCACGAAAGATAGCTGACGGAATTTCCGCAGAAGCTCAGATGGGCGGTGCCCAAATGTATTCAGCTTCTTTCCCATTAACGGGAGGAATTCAGGATTATGACCTTCAGAAAATCATTTACAGTGGCTCAATCGATGCTGCCAATGCAGCTTATCCACATTATAATAAAGTCGGTGTCAATAAGATTTCCATATCAAAAATATATTTTAAAACTCCTGCCGCAACGTGGAGGTTCTATGGTTATTATGGTGGATTGAACACGGTCGGAAACTTAGGAACATATGGTCAGTATGCCGACGATTCAACTTTCCAAGTGGTACCTGTTTGGCAAAATAAAGCGCAAGCAATTGCTTATGAGGATTCGATTTATACCCGTAACTCGCACTGGTCATATGAATTGCGTAACAACGTGGCACGCATTTTCCCAATTCCACCAACAGGGGGTAGCTATCCGACAAAACTCTGGGTAGAATTTTCCGTTGCAGGAGGTGATACCTGGGACGAGCAAGGAGATCGCAAAGAAGGTGTTGATGGAATTAACAACATGAACACGCTTCCATTTGAAAATTTACCTTATGTTAACATTAATGCAATTGGTAAACAGTGGATACGTCGATTTGCTCTCGCTCTTAGTAAAGAGATGCTTGGTCACGTCCGAAGCAAATTTGCATCAATCCCTATCCCTGGCAACGATGTTACGCTAAATGGCGGAGATCTTATAAGTCAAGGGAAAGAAGAACAGACAGCACTCAGAGATGAACTCAAAACAATTCTTGATGAACTAACTTACGGAGAGTTGATGTCTAGTGATGCTATAATGGTTGAAAACTCCAATAAGGTTCAGCAGAATGTACCAATGCTGATTTATAGCGGTTAGGAAATAAATATAAAACATGTCTCAAGACGAAAACAAATGGACACAACCCGCAGCACCGCCACCGCCATTATTTACTGGCGAGAAGGAGCGCGATTTAGTTAAGCAAGTTAACGATGAACTGATCGAACGAGTTATCGGACAGCAGATTGTATATTATTCAATAAGCATGGACCGCACAAACTTTCATTCGTTATATGGCGAGGCAATCAAAAAAACCTTTTTGCCGCCGATTAGAGTATATGCTTTGGTAGAGTGGGAAGGTAGTGATACAACTACTTCCAAATTTGGAATTGACAGAAAAGGGTCGATCACGGTGCATTTTCATAAAAGAAGATTGACTGAAGATCAGGATCTTTTTGTCCGAGAAGGTGACTTTATAGCATACGGAAGCAATTATTACGAGATTGTGACTTTAGGAGAACCAAGAGAAATCTTTGGTCAAACAGAACATAAAATGGAAGTTGTTGCAAAATGCATCAAGGCGAGGGAGGGGCTATTCAATGGCAAGTAAAGATCCAAACACACGAGAGGTGCCCTTTCAGCCGTCTACGATAGAGACAATCGATTATGCTGCATCAAATTGGTTGAAAGAATTTAATATTCACGTTGAAACAAACAAAGGGTTCAAACAGGTACCGGTTCAATGGGTAGCTCCGGAGAGATCATACTCGATCAAGAAAAATAAAAATGTTCGTGATGCTGCTGGATCTTTGATTATGCCTATCATGACCATTGAAAGGGTTTCAATGGAGAAAGACCTATCCAGAAAAGGAATTTATTGGGGAAACGTCCCACCTAACTCAGATTATAAAGGTGGCTCAATCGTTGTCTCTAGAAAGATTAATCAGGAGCGCACTTCAGCTTTTGCCGCCGCAGCCGCAAAAGATAAAAAAGGGCACTTCAACTTCCCGAGGAAAAATAATAAAGTCGTCTACGAGACTACACTGATGCCAATGCCCGTGTATGTAAATGTGACCTATAAAATAAGCATGCGTTGTGAATACCAACAACAGATGAACCAAATGGTTCAACCATTCATTACGCGCTCTGGCGGCATAAACTACTTTGTGGTTAAGCACGAAGAACATAGCTTCGAAGCTTTCATGCAATCAGACTTCGCTCAAGAGAGCAACACCGCAGAGATCGGCGAAGAAGAACAATTCTACTTATCAACATTTGACGTAAAAGTGCTCGGATATTTGATAGGTGGAGACAAAAACCAAGAGCAGCCAAAGATGGTGATTAGAGAGAATGCCGTCGAAGTTAAAATCGGTCGCGAGAGAGTAATTCTTGGCGATGAGCTAGAACATCTGGATACCAACAAGAACGATGCTGGTATTGATGGAAAGTATCGCAGTTAAAATTGGGTTTTTGGTATTTTACATAACTATTTATTAGAGAAATTCTTTAGTTGAAGGAGAACGAATATCATGTCAGTAAAGAGATTCAAATTTGTATCGCCCGGTATTTTTCTAAACGAGGTTGACAACTCGTATTTACCGGCTACACAACAGAAATCAGGACCAGTTGTTATTGGTCGCGCACTACGGGGTCCAGCAATGCGTCCCGTAACTATCGCATCACAAGCGGAATTTGTGGAAATGTTTGGCAACCCAGTACCGGGAGGTCAATCAGGTGACGTATGGCGAGAAGGAAATCTTCAGTCGCCAATGTATGGAACCTACGCAGCTATGGCATACTTACGGAATAACGGTCCTGTGACCTATGTTCGTTTGTTGGGTCACGAGCACGAAGATCGCGCCGCTGCCGGTCAAGCTGGCTGGGCTGCTGGTAAAGAAGCGTGGGCTCTGTGGGTCTTCCCATCGGGCGGTCTGGAAGCAGGTCACGTGACTGGTACACTAGGTGCAGTATTTTACACAGATGCTGGAGCGCCCTCTTTGACAGGTTCGAGCAGGGCAAAGGCACCAACGACCGTATCCGGCACAAACTCCGCAATCCAATCAATGGGTGACAACAACGAGTTTAAGATGCTTGTCCACTCAGACAATGATGCACAAACTGAATCACTTTTAACAACATTCAACTTTGATAAGCGTTCGAGCAAGTTTATTCGTAAGGTGTTTAACACTAACCCAGCACTAACAAACACTAGTGTCATTAGCGCCGGTCAACAACAAAAATATTGGCTCGGTCAGTCGTTCGAGAACGCAATCGCGGACTATATTTCAGATTCGGCTGCTGGTAAGGTTATTGGAATGGTAACACGCTATGCCAACGGAGGTGCCGGAACCAAGCTTGGTGGCGATTATAGCACCCTCGGTGGCGCAACGGCAGCTTCCACGGGTTGGGTCTTTTCGCAAGATCTCGGTGGCGACTTCGAGCAATATGAGCCAACTATCGATGCGAGTGATACTATCACAGGCGGGGTCAATCGCTTGTTCAAAATCCATGCACTGAATAGTGGCGAGTGGGAGTCAAACAACCTTAAAGTATCCATTGCTGATATTAAGTATGCACGCAATCCAGAAGAAAATCCATTTGGAACGTTCTCTGTCCTCGTGCGTAAGGTTGGCGACAATGACGTAACCCCCATTATTTTGGAATCCTTCACCAACTGTAACTTGAATCCAAATTCTGCAAACTATATTAAAAGAAAGATTGGAGATCAAGCGCTGACATGGAATGAAACAGACCGTCGATACACACATACCGGCGACTATGAAAACAACTCTCGTTATATTCGAGTTGAATGTGATGATGACCTTGATGGAGCCGCACTGGATCCACAATGTCTTCCATTCGGCTTCTTTGGACCTCCTAGATTTAAGTCAATCAACTTTGCGAGCGATACCACGCAAGAATCAGCTACAACAACAGCAATGTTTCTTGATGGTGATAACACGGATCCGAACAGCAACTCTTCCGCTAGCAGTGTGAAGTTTTATGACCATCACTTCGTTCAGTTTGACTTTCCAAAAGTACCAACCCGCGCAGGTTCTGATTCTGGCTCATTGTCGAATCGAAAACAGGCGTACTGGGGTGTCTACGACCTTGAGCCAGGAAGCGCCAAGGTTAAGAATGCTTCTTGGGGCGACTACATGATGCCACTTCCAGATGCGTGTTCACCATCTGGTCAGCCCACATTCGTTGACACCCATCAGTTTGTTTTCTCGCTAGACGATGTTAAGTTGTCAGGCTTGGGTAATAGTTTGGCTGAGTGGGCAGAGGGCAATCGCAAGGGTGGTAACTCTTGGAGTGCTAGCGGAAGCGACGGTCAAGGCGCAGAAGGAAGCTGGTCCGGTTCACTCGATAAAGGCATTGATAAGTTTACAATGTGCCTCTTCGGTGGATTCGACGGGCTCGACATTAAATCGCTCGACCCATTTGCTCCGGATATTACAATGACGGCAGCAGCAACAGATAAAGCTAGTTATGAATATTATTCTGTTAAAAAAGCAATGGATTGCGTCTCGGATGCCGAAGTTGTGGACATGAATGCATTAGTAGCACCGGGTATCACGAACGACGCATTGAATATTCATGCAACAAACGTTTGTGAGCAACGCGGAGACGCTATGGCTATCTTAGATATTGGTGGTGGTTATCAACCACGTGCCAATCGCGCTGCGGGATCCGTTTATTCCACTTATGGTGGGACGGTTTCAGCCACGCTTCAACGCTTAGAAGACATGGGATTAAACTCCAGCTATGCATGCGCTTATTATCCGTGGGTTCAGGTTCAAGATCCGCAGACCGGCGCATCGCTGTGGGCACCGCCTTCAGTCGTTGCTCTTGGAACGATGGGAAGCTCGGAAGCCAAGTCGGAAATCTGGTTTGCTCCCGCTGGCTTCACTCGTGGTGGTCTGACAGAGGGATCAGCCGGTATGCCAGTAACTGCTGTGCGTGACCGTTTGACATCTAAAGACAGAGACGATCTTTATGCTGCAAATGTTAATCCGATTGCAACATTCCCGGCAGAGGGAATTGTTATCTTCGGGCAAAAGACATTGCAGCACCGAGCATCTGCTCTTGATAGAATTAATGTTCGTCGATTGATGATCTATGTCAAGAAGGAGATTTCTAAGATGGCTGCAACTACGCTCTTTGAGCCAAATGTGCGGGCAACTTGGAATAACTTCTATGTTAAAGCAGAACCGTTCTTGAGAGCAGTAAAGATTGGACTTGGCTTGGAAGACTTCAAGATTGTACTTGATGAAACTACTACGACACCAGAACTGATTGATCGTAATATCATGTATGCAAAGATTTTGCTCAAGCCGACTCGTGCGATTGAGTTCATTGCCATTGATTTTGTTATCACTGATAGTGGAGCTTCGTTTGAAGACTAATAAAACACTGGGCTGGAGGCGAGAACTTCTCCTCCAGCCTATTTACTGTAGAAAAGATTTTTTTTATAATAGGAGAACATAAAAAATGACATTTTGGTCAAGCCCCAATAGTGAGCCGAAGAGAGCATACCGCTGGGTGATGCGTTTTGGAGGATTACCTCAGTGGGTACTTAAGAAAGTTTCAAAGCCCAGCTTTGCTGTCACAGAGACTGCTCACACCTACTTGAATCATAAGTTTTATTATCCCGGTCGTGTCGAGTGGAACACGGTTACCTGCACTTTGGCAGACCCCGTACAGCCCGACTCGGCAAGAACGATTATGGACATTATTCAAGCTTCAGGGTATCAATATCCAGAGAATCAGCATTCGACTGTAACAATGAGCAAGAAGACTTCCGTTGGTAAAATCGGTGGGAATATTTCGATTGAACAATTGGGACCAGAAGGCGAGGTCATTGAAAGATGGGAACTTATTAACCCGTGGATCAAAGATGCTAAATTTGGTGAGTTGGATTATGAATCTGACGATATGGTAGACGTAGAACTTGAGATTCGTTTCGACTACGCAAAGCTCACTAAGAAATAAAAAGCTTAACAAACTTCAAAAAATATCCTATTATATAACTATACAAATGACGATCAACGAGGTGATTAATGTCAAGTAGAAATAATGAGGAGCGCACGGGGGCAAGAGTTACCTCCGAGGCACCTCCCACGAACCCTGTCTCGACCCCTTCGGGCGAGACAAGCCCTCTAGAGTTTACCACACCAACAGAATTTGTAGACCTCCCTTCGAAGGGTGAGTACTACGCAGAGGATCATCCTCTCTGCGGTGTATCTGCTTTAGAAATCCGATATATGACTGCCAAGGATGAAGATATCCTAACTTCAAAATCCCTTCTCAAGAAGGGGCTGGCTATCGATAGATTGTTACAAAATATTATTGTTGATAAAGCGATTAAGGTCGACCAACTTATTGTTGGCGATAAAAACGCACTGGTGGTCGCTGCCCGTATCACAGGTTATGGTGCAGAGTAT